TTGTTAAGACATATGATATTGAATACTCTCCGGAATTATAGAAAGCAATTCAATAAGACATATGGAGAATTAATTATATGTAACGATAGCAGACACTACTGGCGAAAGGATGTGTTTCCTCTTTATAAAGCAGGTCGAAAAGAAGGTAGAGCAAAATCTCCTTTCGATTGGGAAATCATCTTCAAAATCTTTGATCAGTTACGGTCAGATTTGAAAGAACATTTCCCTTATAAATTCATTGAAGTTATGGGAGCAGAAGCGGATGATGTCATTGGTGTGATATGTAAATATCACCACGCAGAAGAGAAAATTTGCATTCTGTCATCCGATAAAGACTTTATTCAATTACAGAAATACAAAGGAGTTGTGCAATATTCTCCTATGCAAAAGAAGTTTGTACGACATCCAAATCCAATAGCGTATCTTAAAGAACACACTATCCGTGGAGATAGGGGTGATGGAATACCAAATTTCTTATCGCAAGATGATTGCCTTGTAGAGGGCATTAGACAAAATTCTGTTGCTCAAAAGAAATTGGACGTATGGTTGACCCAGAAACCAGAAGAGATTTGTACAACTGCGGAAATGACTAAACGATGGGAAAGGAATGATGAACTTGTTAATTTTGATAAGATTCCAAAAGACCTTGTCAATGATATAGAAAATGCATATAAGAAAACACCACCCGGTAGTCGTAAGAAATTATATAACTATTTTATTATGAATCGATTGTCTAAATTAACGGATGTAATCACAGATTTTTGATATGAAATATCTAGATTTATTTGCGTGTCCAGTACAATTAACGGAACACGAATTAAATGTTGATTCTTTGATTGAATTTTCTTATGAAATGAAACGTAAAGATCCAGAGGGAGTCCATCAAACAAATATGGGAGGATGGCAAAGTAGGGATATTATCAATGAAACACATCCGGAAGTTGTAGAACTTAAAAATAAAATAGTAGAATCCGCAAATGCTTATTGTGAAAATATAGATTTAAAAAAGGAGAAGAAACAACGTATTACCAGTATGTGGGTTAATATAAATGGAAAAGGACATCTAAATGATTTTCATTGTCATCATTATTCCATCTTGTCCGGTGCATTTTATTTAAGACCAGGAAATGCACCTATTGTTTTTCAACATCCATATCGCTATATTAATTCATTTTATTGGGGACCAGATATGATAGAAATCTGGAATCCAGTAAATTCAAGTATATTTACAATAGAACCAAGTCCAAATCTTCTTATTTTATTCCCTCCGTGGATAGAACATAAAGTTCCTATGAATATAGAAGATATAGACAGAATTTCATTTTCTTTCAATACACACTTTCACTAAGGTCGATATGGATGATCAAAAGGATATTAGGGATATGAGACTAAGATTAAAGAATGAAGAAGAACGAGAAGCAGAAGAAAAACTGGAGCTGGAACTAAAACAGCGGAAAGATCATCTTAAAAGATTAGAAGCATTACATAAAAACTCAAAAGGATGTAAATGGTAGAAGTATTTGATATTTTAGTCGATCTCGAAAGCAATAATTCCCGATTGTTTAAGGAGTCTGTTCTTGAAAAGAATAAGGATAATGAGCAATTAAAACTTGTTCTGAAAGCCACACTAGATCCATATATTCAATATTATCAGAGAAAAATTCCTCACTATGTACAGAGAGAAGATCAGCCCATTAAATCGTTAAGGTGGGGATTAGAAGGACTAAAGACTCTAACAAACAGGGAATACACTGGTAATGCCGCTATTGAGCAACTCCAGAGGATTTTATCAACATTGACAGAAAATAATGCGGAAGTTATTAAACGAGTGGTGACGAAGGACCTGAAGTGTGGTGTAAGCATTGCTACTGTGAACAAAATATTTGGTAAAAAATTCATTGAAACATATCCTTGTATGTTAGCAAGTGCTTTTAATAAAAAGGCTTTCGAGGCTATTAAATATCCTGCTCTAGTACAGACAAAATTGGATGGTATGAGAGCAAATATTATTATTGATTCGGAAGGCATAGTCGATGTTCGCTCAAGAAATGGTAAACAGATTAATCTAGATGGACATTTTGATGAATTTATAATGAATGTATTTTACAAATCTCCCACTTTAGCAAATCTAGATGTATTTCACGGTGCTGTTCTTGATGGAGAATTGCTTGTACTAGATGAGAATGACCTGTTTATTCTTGATAGAAAGACGGGTAATGGAATACTAAATAAAGCAGTAAAGGGAACTATATCACCTGAAGAAACCAAACGTGTTAGATTTGAATGTTGGGATATGATTCCTTTAGAAGATTTCAAAAAAGGAATTTGTGAGATACCGTATTTTGACCGAGTTGATGTTTTAGAAAAAAGAATGGAAGGAATATATAATGCCCAAGAAAAACATCTTATTAGTATCCTGCATACTGAAACTGTAGCAAGTTATGCTGATTGTGAGGAAATCTTCAATGAAGCATTAGGAGCTGGAGAAGAAGGAATTATTGTAAAGAATGGTGATTCTCCTTGGGAGAACAAACGTTCTAAATATCAAGTGAAGATGAAAGCAGAACTTGAAGCAGACCTTTTAGTCGAAGGATTTCTTGAGGGTACTGGCAAATATGAAGGTTTAGTGGGTTCACTTTCTTGTACGACAAAGGATGGAAGTCTTAAAGTTAATGTTGGATCGGGTTTGAGTGATGAACAACGAAAGATGGATCCTGCTGAATACATTGGAAAGATAATTACCGTTAAATATAATGAAAAAATCAAGGATAAAAATAGTGAATATTGGTCGTTGTTTTTACCTATCTTTCAAGAATTGAGATTAGATAAGACTGTGGCTGATAATATATGATAAAAGGATTAAATATAGTGAACATTTCAGAAATTGTCCCAGAACAATCCATCGGATGGTTAGAAATAAAGTTATCTCAATCTGTAATGACAAGATTGGAGAATTATATTGAAACTGCGAAAGAACAGGGGGAAGATCAGTTATCACAACTACCTGATAAGACACTATATTTGAAGGACAAAGACGGATGGTTTTATCAAACCGTTTTAAGTGAACTCATTCATAAATTTTCAAAATCTTATCCTTCATATGAAATACAACAATTGACACATAATAGTATTCCAATTGGAAAAGCACAATTCGATATATTAACGACAAGTACATCTTATTGTCTAGAATCATTTTGGGTTAATTTTCAAAAAGAGAATGAGTTTAATCCTCTTCATAATCATACTGGAATATGGTCATTTGTAATATGGGTAAAAATTCCTACTGATTATAAAGAACAACACGCAATACCAATTGGTGCTAATAATGCCACCGGCAGAGCATCCAATTTTGAATTTCATTATACTCAAATATTAGGTGATATTGCATATCATAGTTATTTTTTAGATAAAGAATCAGAGGGAAATATGTTATTTTTTCCTTCAAAAATGATGCATCTTGTTCAGCCTTTTTATAATTGCGACAAAGAAAGAATTTCAATTGCTGGAAATATTTATTATGATACAATCTCCAATAATAACTGATACTTTCATACATCCGGACGATTTTCAAAAACTTCAAATGATAATGCTGGGAGATGAGATTCCTTGGTATTATATGGATAATATTGATTATTTCGATGATGAGAATAAATTTCAATTCACTCACTTATTTTATGATATAGCAAAAGATAAAGAACTACCAGAAATTTGCTCACGAGTTTTTTCCTTCATTTCCACCGAACTAAAAGTTAAAAGCATTTACAGGATAAAAGCAAATTTAGTACCAAGAACATCAGAGATAGAAGTAGGTAGATTTCATACTGATATTCCGCACAAAAATTTGGAAGGAGAATGGACTACTGGAATATTGTATATGAATACTAATAATGGATATACAGAATTTGAGGATGGAACAATAGTCAAAACTGAAGCAAATAGATTTGTTTATTTTCCAGTGGGAATGGAACATCGGGGTACTTCTTGTACTGATAAAAAAACTAGAATAGTAATCAATTTTAATTTTCATATATAGTGGAAAAATGGTAGTAATAGTAACTAATAGTCCAACATTTCCAGGACAAAATATATATAGTGTTATGGACACGAAAGTCAAAAAAATAGTCGCTGTTGGTTTCGATAATAAGATGGACGCCAAAGATAAGCGGAACGAATTGTCTAAAGATGCTTGGACGTCCTGGGAAAAGAAATGTAAAGACCATCCAAATACTTCTAAACCGCTACCGTATGTAGTAGTTAAAGGCGAAGATCATCCAAAACACAGATTATATACTAGCAATGGCAAAAAAAACTAAAACAGGAACAAATCCTTGGACGGGACAGTCTTATGAGATAAAAGATAAGAACTTACAGCCGAATGTTCCTTGTCCTGATTGCAAGGATGAAGCTGGCGTTTGGGGAACAGTTAAATCTGTAACAGGTTATATGTCAAGTCCATCAAAATTGCTCTCAAACGAAAGGTTAGCAATTTGTAAAGAATGTCCTGAATCAAGAGACTTGTTTTCACGAGGTTGGATTAATTATTGTAATAAATGCGGATGTATGCTCAAGGTCAAAACGAGATTAAAATCAAGTAAATGTCCTTTAGGAAAATGGTAAAAAATGGATTATGAATCAGTAGGAGTAAGTCTTCACGAGCAAGAGATATTTAATGTGAAACTGGCCGCAAAAATGCCGTGGCTAGGCGGACACGCCGGGGCGGTCGATGTGGGAGGAGATTATCTCGTATCAGGTTGTGACGGAATTGGCACAAAGATTAAGTTATATCTAGAAAACAAAGACGTTGAGGGGGTGTCCATCAAAAATCTTGGACAAGACCTCGTAGCAATGGTGTTCAATGACATAGTATGTTTTGGTGCAACTCCTTTGTTTATGAATGATTATCTAGCCGTGCCCGTCATTAACGATGAATATTTTGAATTGATAGACGGCATTAATGATGCATTAAAAGGACTTGAAGGGAAACCACCATTAATCAGCGGAGAGACTGCAATACATCCTGATATAGAAACTTTTGATATCGCTGGATTTGGTGTAGGAGCTTGTCCTAAAACGAACTACATAGATGGGAAGAACATCAAAGAAGATGATGTAATACTTGGATTGAGATCATCCGGTTTCCATTCTAATGGTTATACGCTTATTAGAAAAATCTGGCTTGAGAAGGAGTCTTTTCGTTCTAAGGATAGAGATGAAATAATTAAACGACTATTAACTCCGTCACGTATCTATGTTAATACGGTATTGGCTGTGCTACGTAAGTATGCTCCCTCTATTAACGGTATATGTCATATTACTGGTGGAGGTCGAGAAAATCTTAATCGTCTAATGGGAGAAAATTTAAATTTACGACCAAGATGGAATGATAATTGGACTAGACCGCCGGAATTTGAGTTCATACAAAAAAATGGTAAAATAGCCGATGGAGAAATGAAGAGAGTATTCAATGATGGTATAGGAATGATGATGGTCGTTGATCCTGATGGAATTGTAGGTGTTGTTGAATATCTAGAGAAACTTGGAGAAGGTGTGGTCGTATGTGGTACTATCTCAACGAGATTCACGCAAACTAGAAATCCGGACACTGGCCGAGTCAATGAACAACCTTTACTAAATTAATGGAAGAAATAGCCGGTAACAGATTAGTATGGTTACACATACAAAAGGAAAATCGGAAAATGTTTTTAGATCCATTAGGATATGATGCCATAAGAGACATAGATGAAATACATTTAAGGAATAGAAGAAAGACCGATGATCCGTACATTAGAGCAACCAGTGCTAAAATTAAAGACCGCTTTCCTAAAATAGATGATGCAGAAAGGAGATAAATGTATTTAGAAATAATTGATGATTTTTTGACCGAATCATATCATAAGAATATACTAGAACTTTTGCTTAGCCAAAAATTTAATTGGATGTATTGCAGTGATATGACAGACTCAGCCAGAAAGGAAGAAGAAGGAGGACCATACGGATACGGATTTGCACACTATTTTTGGGATGAGGAGAAGGGATCGCAGCCTCCACTCGGAGGTTTTATTGAACCGGCGTTGTATCAAATGATGGATGTTGCTAAATGTAAAGGAATTTTAAGAGCGAGAGCAGATTTAACTACTTGGTCAAAAGATGAATATATACATCTCCCTCACGTAGATTATTTCTTTCCCAATGTAGGTACCGTGTATTATGTAAATGAAACAGATGGAGATACTATACTTTATAATGTAAAACCAGAGACTGCTTCAAATTCGTGTCATCCCAAACAGGAAGATTTGAAAATAGTTGAAAGAGTATCCCCAAAACCAAATAGATTAGCTTTATTTGATGGTTGTCTCTTACATACTGGAAGTTCTCCATCAAAACATAAAAATAGAATTTTAATTAATTCTAATTTCAGCTACGAGCCAGGTTTGCCATTGCAGGGAGAAAGAGGAGCTGAGTTACCCCCATTATATAATGAAAAACTACGGTAGCAGAAAAGGATGGCGTCCACATATGGAAGAAAAAAGACAGCCCACAAACGTAACCCATATGTTGAGCGATACTATGTGGGTTTTAACGGAAAATATTGCAGTAGATAGAATCGCAAAAAAAGTGGCTGAAGAACCTTTAGGCTCTGGGATGCTACACGCCCCAATGGCTTTAGCCTGGCGTAAAAAATCGAAGATGCATTTTTACAGCATTAATGATGAATTCAATATACCAAAGTTGTCTATGGTGGAAAGAATCGCAAAATATGTTGCGGAAGAACCTCTCGAAGCTGGAGCTAATAGGGAAGATATACTACTATGAAAGCAAGTGATTTAGATTATCATCTTCCTTCTGAAGAATTTAATAAAAAATATGGTAATGAAAAACCCCCAATAGAAGGAGATGAAATGAAACCAAAATATGTATTATTAGTAGATAATGGGACTTACTCTGAGGATAATCTGCTGAAGTTGTTTTATAATGTCATACTTCACAGAATCAATCATTTCCTAAAAGGTGAGGGATTTCGAGATTAGTCAGTTTACTTGGGTCCATTGGATTATCCAACATTGTATTACATTGATTAATTAATCTTGCTGTTAATTGTTTAGCTTGTGCTGGTGTTGAATTTTTTGCTTCAGAGGCTGTCAACAAACGTCTTATAACATCCACATAACAGTCA